AATGCTTGGAAAACTTTAGAACTATATGTAGGATTTTCAACTATACCCGAATTAGTTTACAGTAGTAATGGTTCATTTATTACGGATTTCTTCCCAACAATGAATATTGAGTTTAATAGTAATAATATAATATATTATCAGAATGTTATTAAAGTTTTTGCTACAAAAAAATTAGGATTTAAGGATTTTAGCGAGGTAACTATGACATCCGCTCCATTCACTAAAGACAGGTTTGTATTTGTTATTGATAATATACTAAGTGATTTTAATAATGAACTATCAAGTTTATTTAATCAAACGTTTATAGAATTATCAAAAAATTTACCAGTAATAAGAAAAATAAATCCTTATAGTTCTGACCCGGCACCTATTGATGGATTACAATCTAAAGTTGAAAAGTATGAAAAGTTCAAAGCAATTAACGATACTTGGGTGGCGGGTACTAACTATAATTCCGAAACTTTATTTGAAGATTTTTTATTTGTTGATAGGGCGAATAGAAATATAGGTGATAAAATTTATGTTGATATTTTTAAAGTAAAAAATTATTTAAAGAAATATGAAGCTAATTTATTTGATGTGATAAACTCAATAGTCTTAGACCACCATTTCCAACCGTTTGTAATTCCAGGATATATTAATTTTTATGGGGTAAACACTCCTGATTTAAATGCTCAACCACAAGCCCTTGGTGGAGGTAGTTTTGCGGATTCACTTTTTGGTGTTTTTACTAATGTTGATTATCAGTCAACAAAAACAAAATTTGTTTGTATATATGTTGACCAAGCTTCTAAACAATTGGCAAATCCTGATACTGCAAATGGGTATAATAATGACGGGTTTGATTTAAAAAGAGCCGCTCAACAACCATTAGTTGACAAATTAACAGATAAAACTGATTACGGACTATCAAATAAAGTAGTTGGTTTTGCGGTTGATTTCGGACTTCAAAATCAAAGTGTTTTTAAAAACATTACAGTTTCTCAAGATTTAGGAAAACCAACAAGTGAATCATTATATCGTGAATATGAAATGGCGAATTTGGCAAATGGTACTCAAACATCTACTCAAAACGTTTCATTATATAATTTGTATAAATTAAGAAGTTACGAGGCTTCGGTTAATACATTTGGTAATGTTATGATACAACCTACAATGTATTTTATTTTAAGAAATATGCCATTATTTGGTGGTACATATTTAATTACAAGTGTATCACATACAATAAGTAGTGGTAATTTTGACACAAGTTTTACAGGTACTAGGATGAGTGTATTTACATTACCGACAATTGACCAATTGTTACAAACAATTAAACGAGAACTTTTACAAAATATTATATCACAAAGCAAAACATCTCAAAATTCTATTACCCCATTACCTAATAGAACTCAAAGTGAAATATCATCTACAGCAATTGATAATATTAATAATCAACCTAAACCATCAACGGCAAATTGTGTTCTTACTTCTACAACATTCTCAGAATTTGTTATTACTGAAATAATAACAACACCTAAATCTTATTCCGAAATTAAATTTTTTGTTATTAGTTTAATTAGTGATTCGGAAATAAAAAAATTAATATATACTTTAATACTTTTAGAGAATGATAATGGTTCTGGATTAACAGTTTATAACAATAATTTGGGTAATGTTCCGGCGAGTACTGACATTATTGGAGGAACTAATAAAAAATATATTATTGATAAACAATATATTTGTTTAGAGATAAAAAATGTTAGTCAGGGTTATTTTGTTTTTAAAAATTTAGAAGAAAGTGTTAAATTATTAAATGCTAGATTTGGACCGATATTTAAACGAGAAGTTAATAACTTTATTGATTCAACGGAATACGCAAAAGAATTTGCAAAATGTTATTTAAAATATTTTCCATATACTACAGATATAGATTATAACTTATTTGAAGAAAAAAATAAAACAGAATTAGAAAAATTACAAAATAACATTAAAAAGTATTTTGACAGAGTGTCATCTTTATAATAAAGATATATTTATAATAAAAAACAATTATGAGTACTAAAGAAATTTTAGACAGATATCTTGGTAAAAGTACAAGAATAACTGAAACCGATAAAGGAAATGGTTTTAAGGAAGTTTGTGACTTAGATACCGGAGATTGTTATACAATCAGAATGAAAGATGGTTTAATTGAAAGAGTTAATAATACTCTTCATACTAATAAAAAAATAAACGTAGAAACAACACAAGGTTTCAAACAACTATTAAACGGATAATAATGGCAATTTCTCAGACAATTATTGAAGAGTTAAGAAGATATAATAAAATTAATAATTATATTTTAGAACAAGAGGCAGGACCTGCAATTCCCCCACCACCACCTGGTGCGGTTACTGGTGACGCTCCTGAGGATACGGCTACAACACCTCCGGCAGCAGGTGCTGAGGAAGGTACTACACCCCCACCGGCAGAAACTGAACCTGTTGATATTGCAAATGACCCAGATGTTGAAAAAGTTGGTGATGAAGGTTCTGAAGAAACAGGTACCGAAGAATTAGAAATTACTGATTTGGTAAAATCACAACAAAATATTGAAACGAAACAAGAAGAATACTTTAATAACTTATTTAATCAACTTTCTAGTTTAGAAAATAAATTAAGTGATATGGAAGGTATTTTCACAAAGTTAAATGATATTGAAGCTAAGATTGAAAAATATCGTGAAAAAACACCACAAGAAAAACTTGAATTAAGAAGTTTAGATTCAGGACCCTATAATCAAAAACTATCTGATTTCTTTGTTGATAAAGAACAAGATATGGAAAAATCAGGAAAAAATGAATATGTTTTAACTACAGATGAAATAGAAGATTTTACTCCTTCAGAAATTAAAGGTACTTTTAATGACTTTGGAGATGAAACACAATACAAACCTTTGAAATTCTAAAATTTCAAATTTGACTATCACGGCTGACACACTTATACTTGAATATTAACTAATAAATTATACAAACAAAATGGCGACAAATTCCCTAGATGCTGTACTCGCTCAGTATGAAAAAGCGAAAAGCGGAGGTAGCTCTGCAAACAAAATGTCTCAAGAAGACAGAATGAAAAAATATTTTGCGGCAATCTTAACGCAAAATGAAAACTCAGGACAGAAACGTCTTCGTATCTTACCTACACCTGATGGGTCTTCACCCTTCAAAGAAGTATGGTATCACGAAGTACAAGTTGAGGGTAAATGGAATAAAATCTATGACCCAGGAAAGAACGACAATGAGCGTTCACCTTTGACTGAAATTCACGATGAATTAATGTCAACAGGTAAAGAGTCTGACAAAGAACTTGCAAAATCATACAAACCTCGTAAGTTCTATATCGTTAAAGTAATTGACCGTGATAACGAAGCGGACGGAGTTAAGTTCTGGCGTTTTAAACACAATTACAAAAACGAAGGTATCCTTGATAAAATTATTCCTATTTGGAAAGCTAAAGGTGATATCACTGACCCTGTTAACGGACGTGATTTAATCATCGAGTTGGCTAAAGCGAAAACTCCTAAAGGTGCTACCTACACAGTTATCCAAACTGTAATGCATGACGACCCATCACCTGTTCACACAGATACTGAAACTGCTAAGACTTGGACTGAAGACCCACTTACTTGGGCTGATGTTTACTCTAAGAAGCCTGTTGAGTATTTGGAAGCAATCGCTCGTGGAGAGACTCCAAGATGGTCATCTGATTTAGGTAAGTATGTTTATGGTGACAGTACCGCAAACGAAGAAACTATTGGTGGTGGTTCATACAATGACCCACAGGCAGAAGCCGAGCCAGATGGTGATTTACCATTCTAATTTATAAAAGGGTAGGTACAAGTATAGACAAAGTGCCTACCCTTTGTTATTTTTAAACAACAAACAATTTAAATCATAGACATTTATGGCAATAAAGAAAAAAGAATTTTCATTAGATGCAATCAAAGACAAATATTCCACAAAAACAAAATATAAAGAAACAGACTTTTATGAAGTCGGTGAAGCTTTCCATAATAGTTGCGGTATACCTGGTCCTGCTTTGGGTAACATCAATATGTTCCTCGGTCACTCGAACTCTTCAAAAACGACTGCGCTTGTCAAAGCCGCTGTGTCTGCTCAGAAGAAGGGGCATTTGCCTGTTTTCATTATCACCGAGAAAAAATGGAGTTGGGACCACGCAGTGGAACTCGGTTTGGTGGCGGAGATGACCGATGGTGAGTGGGACGGACAGTTCATCTTCAACGACAACTTTGACTACATTGAACAAGTAACTGATTACATTAATGAATTATTAGACGAACAAGAAAAAGGTAATATTCCTTATTCTCTTTGTTTCCTTTGGGATTCAGTTGGTTCAGTACCATGTAAGATGACTTATGATGGTAAGGGTGGTAAACAACACAACGCATCTGTATTGGCGGATAAGATTGGTATGGGTATTCAAGCTCGTATTACTAAATCTCGTAAAGAAGATTACCCATATACAAATACTATGGTGGTAGTTAATCAACCTTGGGTTGAGTTACCTGATAATCCATTCGGACAACCAACAATTAAAGCAAAAGGTGGTGAAGCTCTATGGTTAGCATCAGCTCTTGTGTTCTTATTTGGTAATCAAAAGAATGCTGGTATCAATCACATTACGGCAACTAAAAATGGTAGAACGGTATCTTATGCTATCCGAACCAAAATCTCTGTTCTAAAGAACCATATCAATGGATTAGGGTATAAAGATGGTAAGATTATTGCCACACCACAAGGATATATTGCTGACGATAAAGATGCTCTTGAAACATACAAGAAAGAGTATTCACAATATTGGAACGCAATCCTTTCAGGAACAGGTGAAATAACTCTTGACGAGACTGAAGAAACTTTTACAAACGAACCATTTTAATTTAGTTCGTGAAAAAAACACTACTTGTTGACGGAAACAACCTAATGAAAATTGGGTTTCATGGTGTGAAGGACTACTTCCACAATGGAGAACACATTGGGGCGTTGTATCATTTCATGAATACTTTACGTAAATTCATTAATGAACAAAACTTTGACAAGGTAGTAGTATTTTGGGATGGTGAAGATTCTACGAGTTTACGTGGAATTCTTTACCCCAAATACAAACAAAACCGACGATTGGTTATGGAGGAAGCAATCTTTATGTCCTACCTAAAACAAAAAAATCGTATCAAACAATATTTGGAAGAAGTCTATATTAGACAATTAGAGATTAGTGGAAGAGAAGCTGATGATTTAATTGCTTATTATTGTCAAGTATCTGAAAATGAAGACAAACTTATTTTTTCATCAGACAGAGACTTAACACAACTTATTTCCGAAAACGTGTCAATATACTCACCATCAGTCAAAGCTACGTTTAAACACGGGGATAAGATTAAATTTGATGATTTTGAGTTTCCACACTACAACGTAAAAACTTTAAAGATATTAACTGGTGATAAATCAGATAACATTGAAGGTATCTATCTTTTGGGTGAAAAAACTTTAGTTAAGTTTTTCCCTGAAATACTTGAAAAAGAAGTTTCTTATAACGATATTTTAACAAAGGCTGAAGACTTATTAAAAGAACAAAAAGACAATCAGACTTTAAAAAATCTTTTAACAGGTAAAACCAAATCAGGTATTTTTGAACAAGAATTTTTCCAAGTTAATGAACAGATTGTTGATTTGTCGAATCCACTATTAAGGGATGAAGACAAAGAAGAGATACGATTAGTTGTTACTGAAAAATTAGATATTGAAGGTAGAAGTTATAAGAACTTAATTAAGTATATGGTTGAAGACGGGTTGTTTAAGTACCTACCAAAAGGGGATGATGCGTGGACATACTTCATTCAACCATTTATGAAGTTAACAAGAAAAGAAAAAACAAAAACAAACAAAAAATAAATTAAATTATGAAAGAACAAGACATTACCAAATTGGAATTCTTGATGACGGTAAACAACAACTTTATCGTACAACGTTTTTTTAACGTTAAAGGGTATAACCCAAAGGCTCATAACTCGGCTGAGTTAATTGACATTATGGATGGTTTTATTTCAGATTTGAAACAAAATTTCAAAATGAAAACTGTAAACTACATGTTAGACAATCAATATCAGATTAGTGAAGACCCTGAGGTTTTAAACACATCATTCACTGACGGACCTGAGTCGTTTAACATCTACATCAAAAATGGAGATACGACAATGTGTCATTATACGTTTGATGCTAAACTTTACCCACCGAAGGTAAGATACACCGTAGACATACGCCCGTTCCTAAAAGGTATCCTTTTTGGCCTTACTGACGTGTTGTCAGCAAGAAATTTAACACACGAATACATGGGTTATCAGCTAGCTCGTTGATATTTATTCTAAAAACAAACATAATATGGCTGACAAAAATTTTGATTATTTAGGGGAAACTTTTCAACTACAACTCCTTAACCAAACGATAGTTGATAAAGACTTCGCACACTCAATTATTGAGGTGATGGAACCTAACTACTTTGAAAACAAATACTTTAGATTATTTCTTCAAATGGTGAAGGAGTATTACATGAAGTTTGACCACAGCCCAAGTTTTGAGACAATTCAACAAAAAGCTAAGAGTGAAATTAGTCAGGAGTTATTATTAAAGATAACTCTTGACACTATTTCTGATATACAGAATGTAACAGATGATGGTGTTCATTTCGTCCAAGAGAAAGCTTTGAAGTTTTGTAAACAACAGGAACTTCAAAAGGTTATGGATAAGGCTAAAAAAATTATTGACCATGGTGAGTTTGAAAACTATGACACTTTGGAAGAGATGGTTAGAGAAGCTTTACAGGTTGGAAACGTAGATAGAGGAACAGGGGAAGTATTTGAAAATTTAGATGAAGTTTTAGCGGATGATTATAGACATCCAATCCCTATGGGAATACCGGGTATTGATAATCTTCTGAAGGGTGGTTTGGCAAAAGGAGAAATTGGCGTTATATTAGCCCCCACAGGTGTTGGTAAATCAACGTTAACGACAAAGATTGCTAATCACGCTTTTAATTTAGGATTTAATGTTTTACAAATTTTCTTTGAGGATAACCCAAAAGTTATTCAAAGAAAACATTTCACATGTTGGACAGGAATTTCTCCTGATTCATTAGGTGAAAATAGAGAAATCGTTATTAAGAAACTTGATGAAATCAAGAATACGATGAAGAACAAGTTAATCCTTAAAAAATTACCATCTGATACAATGACCATGAATCAGATTAAAAATCAGATTAGAAAGATGATTGCTGATGGTAATAGGATTGATGTGGTTATTTTAGATTATATTGATTGTGTTACACCTGAAAAGATGATGGACGATGAATGGAAATCTGAAGGTTCGGTGATGAGAGCATTTGAAGCGATGTGTAATGAATTAGATATCGCTGGTTGGACGGCAACACAAGGTAACAGAAGTTCAATATCATCTGATGTTGTAACAACTGACCAAATGGGTGGGTCTATTAAGAAAGCTCAAGTGGGACACGTTATCATCACTGTGGCTAAATCACTACAACAAAAAGAATTAAATCTTGCTACTATTGCAATTACAAAGTCAAGAATTGGTAAAGACGGGGTGGTATTTGAAAACTGTAAGTTTAATAACGAAATGTTAGAAATTGACACTGAAAGTACTACAACATTCTTGGGACTTGAGGAACAGAAGGAAGAAAGAAATAGAAGCAGAATTAAAGAAATTATGGAAAAAAGAAAACAACAATCAGTATAATTATTAAAACAATATGGAAGAAAAAATGGAAAAAATTTTAGTAGAAAATCCAAATCGTTTTGTAATATTCCCAATCAAATACAATGATATTTGGGAATATTATAAGATGCATCAGGCTGCGTTTTGGACGGCAGAAGAAATAGATTTAAGCGGTGACCTACGTGACTGGGAAAACTTATCAGAAAATGAACAGTATTTTGTAAAAAATATTTTATCGTTTTTCGCTGCGTCAGATGGTATCGTTAATGAAAACTTGGCTGAGAATTTCTACAGAGAAGTACAATATCCTGAAGCCAAATTCTTTTATGGTATTCAGTTGGCAATGGAAAACATTCATAGTCTAATGTACTCACTTCTTATTGATACTTACGTATCAAATGAGGATGAAAAGAACAAATGTTTTACGGCATTAGACAACCTACCTGCAGTTCAAAAGAAGGCTAAATGGGCTTTGGATTGGATTGAGAACGCATCGTTTCAAGAAAGATTAGTTGCTTTCGCAGCGGTTGAGGGTATCTTTTTTTCAGGTTCATTCTGTTCTATCTTTTGGTTAAAGTCTAGAGGAATTATGCAAGGACTATGTAACGCTAACTCTTTGATTTTCAAAGATGAAAACCTACACTGTGACTTTGCAATTCATTTATTAAACAATCACATTGAAAACAAACCGAGTGAAAAGAGAATTAAAGAAATTCTACTTTCAGCTCTTGAGATTGAGAAAGAATTCATCACAGAATCTTTACCAGTTTCTTTGATTGGTATGAACCAAAACTTAATGAAACAATATCTTGAGTTTGTTGTTGATGGATTATTGGCAAAGTTTGGTTGTAAAAAACAATTCAACGTTGAACAACCGTTCAAATTTATGGAACAAATCGCAGTTGAAACAAAGGGTAACTTCTTTGAGTCAAGAACTGTTGAATACCAAAAAGCTAAATTGAATGAAACTTTGTCCTTTACAGACGATTTCTAATTTATTACTTATATAGAACTATGATGTCACTTAAAATTAAAAAGAGAGGTGGAGATGATGCGTCATTTAATCCACAAAAAATTTATAACCGTATTAAAAGAGCTTCAAAGGGGTTGAGTGTCAACTCCGATGAAATCTTTATTAAGGTTATTACTTCAGTACCAACTGTGGGTATTATTACAACAAAAGAATTAGATAAGTTAATCTATGAAATTGCTGCGGCATTTACAGGTAGTCATCACGATTACTCAAGATTGGCTTCGTCAGTTGCTATTTCATCTTATCACAAAGAAACTGACCCAAGTTTCTCAAACACAATGCATTTGTTACATAGTGAAGGTATCATTAATGACAGGTTAATGGAGACTATTGAGAAATACGGTCCTTCTAAAATTGATGAGGTTATCAATCACGATAACGATTATAACTTTGATTACTTTGCTTGGAGGTCACTTGCTGAAATGTATCTTTTGAAATTATCAGAAGGTAAAGTAGTTGAACGTCCACAACATATGTATATGAGAGTTGCTCTTTGGGTGACCGATACATTTGAAGAGGCTATTGAATATTATCAATCTTTGTCAAATCAAAAAATATCTCCGGCAACACCTATCATGATTAACGCTGGTACTAAAGTTCCACAACTTGCTTCTTGTGTATTACATTACAACGACTCAGACTCAAGAGAAGGTTTGTTAAACACCATGAGAGATATCTCTACATATTCATCTGACGCTGCGGGTATTGGACTATCAATGTCGAACATTCGTAGTAAGGAGAGTCGTATTTCATCTTCAGGTGGACACGCTGGTGGACTTTTAAAGTATTTGAAGATTGTTAACGAATCACTTCGTTTCTTTAATCAACAAGGACGTAGACCGGGTTCTGCGGCAATCTACTTGGAACCTTGGCATAAAGATATTATGGATTTATTGGAGATTAAAAAGAACACAGGTGCTGAAGAATTGAGAGCTCGTGATTTGTTTACTGCACTTTGGATTCCCGATAACTTTATGAAAGCGGTTAAAGATAATGATGATTGGTATTTGTTCTGTCCAAACGATATTATAAAAGCAGGTATCAAACCATTACAAGAAAGTTACGGTACTGAATATGAAGAGAATTATCAGTTGGCGGTAAATAAAGGTCTTGGTAAAAAAGTTAAAGCTCAAGAGATTTGGAATAAGATTATTGAATCACAAATTGAAACAGGTGTTCCGTACCTATGTTCTAAAGATAGTGCTAACAAAAAGACAAACCATCAGAACATCGGTGTTATTAAACAATCAAATCTTTGTAATGAGATTTATCAGTATACTGATGAGGAAACTACCGCTATCTGTACTTTATCATCTATGGTGTTAAAGAACTACGTTAAAGATAAAGAGTTTGATTTTCAGGGGTTATATGAAGAGACACGTAAGGTTGTTAGAGCATTAAACAAGGTTGTTAACATTAACAATTACTCAACTGAAAAAGGACGTAAAGGTGGATTGGAACAAAGAGCAATTGCAATTGGAACTCAAGGATTGGCGGATGTATTCTATTTGATGGATTACATCTTTACATCTGATGAAGCTCGTAAGTTAAATAAAGAAATCTTTGAAACAATTTATTTTGCGGCAATCACTGAAAGTAATAGATTGTGTATGGACGGTAAATACGAACCATATACTCACTTTGAAGGGTCACCGATGTCACAAGGAGTATTCCAATTTGATATGTGGGGGTTGAAAGAAGATGAGTTATCAGGAAAATGGCCTTGGGGAATTTTGAAACAGAATGTTAGTAAATACGGTGTTTGTAACTCATTATTTACAGCTCAAATGCCTGTGGCATCTTCAGCGAAGATTACAGGTTCGTATGAAATGACTGAACCGGCACATTCGGCAATCTTTAACAGACGTGTTGTTGGTGGTGAAATTATGATTGTGAACAAGTATTTGATTAGTGACTTTGAAAAAATTGGTATTTGGTCTGAAGACTTGAAAAACGAAATCATTATGAATGAAGGGTCGGTACAAGGAATTAATTTCTTGAATTATTTGGACCCTGAAGATAAAAGATATAACTTTAAAGTTAATAGAATTGAAAGACTGATTGAGAAGTATAAAACAATTTGGGAGATTTCACAAAAATCCTTGATTGAGATGGCAGCTGATAGAGCACCATTTATTGACCAATCACAATCAATGAACATTTATATGGGTAATCCAACATTATCCAAGATTTCATCATCACATTTTTATGGATGGGAAAAAGGATTGAAAACACTTTGTTACTATGTTAGAACAAAGGCAATCTCAACAGGAGCAAAACATTTGGCAATTGACACTTCAAAAGTTAATAAACCAAAACCAACTCCTGAACCACCAAAGGTAGATTACAGTTATATGAATTTACCAGACAAACCTGAAAATAGTGAATTTGATTGTTTTGGATGTTCTTCTTAAAAAAAATCCGATGTGTTATCCCGAGCTAGGTCGGGATTTTTAATTTCATAGTATTTATGAAATATGGGTAATGGTGTAACATACGGTATTAATTTTCCTTTTGGTGATTCCTTAACTGGAAAATATCTTAATTTATCTGAAACTCCTACTGATGAGATTAAAAATAATTTAATACACTTATTATTAACTCGAAAAGGTAGTAGATATTTTTTACCTGATTTTGGTACAAGATTGTATGAATATATTTTTGAACCATTAGATGGACCAACATTCAATGATATTGAATCAGAGATTAAAGAATCTGTTGAGATATATATACCTAATTTGTTAATAACATCAATAAAAGTTACAGCTCTTTCATCTGAAGAGGCTGGACCATATGTTACAACAGAGGGAAATGTTGTAAATACACAATTAACAATACCAGGATTAGCAACTAAAGAATATACTGCTAAAGTAAGAATTGACTATCAAGTAACAAATGATGTTTTTAACTCAAGTAGTTTTGTAATAATTAATATATAAGATGGCAAACAAACAAATATCATACACAACAAGGGATTTCCAAAACATAAGACAGGAATTAGTAAATTTTGTCAAAGCGTATTACCCTGAGTTAGTTCAAAATGTTAATGACGCTGCGGTTTTTTCGGTATTTTTAGACCTTAATGCTGCGGTTACTGATAATTTACATTATCATATTGACAGAAGTATACAAGAAACTGTATTACAATATGCTCAACAGAGTTCATCATTATATAATATTGCAAGAACATATGGACTTAAAATTCCGGGTCAAAGACCATCTGTTGCTTTAGTAGATTTCTCAATTGTGGTTCCGGCTAATGGAGCTCAAGAAAATATTGATTATTGTGGAATTTTAAGAAGAGGGTCTCAAGTATATGGTGCTGGTCAAGTTTTTGAACTTGTTGGTGATGTTAACTTTGCAAGTGAAACAAACGCTGAAGGTGTTAGAAATAGAACTAAAACTCCAATTTTTAATGCTAACAATGTTATAATAAACTATAGAATTACTAAAAGAGAACCTGTAGTTAATGGTATTACTAAAGTTTTTAGAAAGACAATAACTACTTCTGAATCAAGACCATTTTTAGAATTATTTTTACCTGAAAAAAATGTTTTAGGTGTTACAAGTGTTTTATTAAAAGATGGGTTAAGTTATAATAATGTTCCATCTGTTGAAGAATTTTTAGGATTAAATAACAGATGGTATGAGGTAGACGCTTTGGCACAAGACAGAATATTTGTTGAAGACCCAGCAGGTCCACAAAGTACTGCGGGTAAAAAAGTTGGTAAGTATATTCAAACAAGTAATAAATTTATAACAGAATATACACCACAAGGATTTTTAAAAATGACGTTTGGTGGGGGAAGTCAATCGACTGATGAACTTTTAAGAGAGTTTGCAAGAAATGGTACACCTTTAGATTTATCAAAATATTCAAACAACCTATCATTAGGTTCAACGATTATTCCAAATACAACTTTATTTGTTCAATATAGAATTGGCGGTGGATTAGGTACTAATTTAGGAACAAATGTTATTAATCAAATAGGAACTATAAATTTTGCGGTTAATGGTCCAAATCAAACAATTAATAGTTCAGTTATTAATAGTATATCTTGTACTAATGTGACTGCGGCAATAGGTGGAGCGAACGTACCGACAATTGAAGAAGTTAGAAATTTAATTGGATTTAATTTTGCGTCTCAAAACAGAGCGGTTACTATTGATGATTATAATTCAGTGATAAGAAAAATGCCTTCTCAATACGGGGCACCTGCTAAAGTTGCGATAACTGAAGAAGATAATAAGATTAAAGTTAAAATGTTATCGTATAATGATGAGGGTAAATTACAATCAAATATCTCAAGTTCATTAAAAACAAGTGTTGCAAATTACTTATCTAATTATAGAATGATTAATGATTATATTACAGTTGAAAGTGCTGAGGTTATTGATTTAAAACTTGAAATTAGTGTGGTTTTAGATTCGACACAAAACCAAGGAACCGTGATTACAAATATTGTTAATACTGTTGATACCTTCTTTAGTCCTTTAAATCGAGAGATGGGTGAAAATGTGTATATCTCAGAATTGAAAAGATTGATACAATCATTAAATGGTGTTTTATCTATTAGCGAGATAAATGTTTTCAATTTAGTCGGTGGTCAGTATTCGTCAAATCAAACCTCACAGGCGTATATTAATAATACTACAAAACAAATTGGATTGATTAACGATACATTATTTGCAACACCATCACAAATTTATCAAATTAGATTTCCAAACAAAGATATTACCGTAAGTACTTTAAATCTAAGTACGGTTAACTTCTCTTAACTTTCGAACATAATTTACTATTTTGAAAATAGTAGCTAAACTATTTATTAAAAAAGTAAAATGCCGAAGTCATATAGAATACGTACACAGTTAGGTATCAATCAAAATATTCCTGTTAAGATACCTATTGTTTTAGAACAAAATTTTGATACGTTAGAAATTTTGTCTTTAGCAATTCGTCCTGATGATGTTTATATTAGGAGTTGTGCAAACTACGGGGTAGTTTGCGGTAGAATATTTTGTAATAATGGTTTTGGTATCCCTAATGCAAGAGTTTCAATATTTGTACCAATAGAAGATATTGACACTCAAAATGATTATATCTCAACATTATATCCTTATACAAGTTTTGTTGATATTAATGATGATGGGTATAGATATAACTTATTACCATATACACAATCACATTCAGGTCACGTTCCTGTTGGAACTTTTCCTGAAAGGGAAGATGTTTTAACTGACAATCTATTAATTCAGGTTTATGAGAAATATTATAAGTTTACTGTAAAAACAAATGAGTCGGGTGACTACATGATTTTTGGAGTTCCTACGGGACAACAAACATTATTTATGCAAGTTGACTTGTCTGACATCGGTGAGTTTTCATTAACACCTCAAGATTTGATAAGAATGGGTATTGCAACAGAACAATCTGTTGATGGACCTAGATTTAATTTCTCAACAAATTACGGTGAACTTCCTCAAATTGTTACATCACAAAAAACAGTTCAAATAGAACCTTTGTTTGGTGAGTTTGAAATTTGCAACTATAATATTGCTCGTGTTGACTTTGATTTAACATCGGAAAATGGTATTAAATTAGAACCTACAGCAGTTTTTATGGGGTCACTTATTTCTAATGATGATACACAAAGAGTAGGTAAAAAACTTTCATTTTTAGGACAGACAAGTGCTTGTTCTGTTAAAAGAACTGCTGGAGAAATGTGTTCTTTAACAAAGGGTCCTGGCGAAATTATTGCATTACGTCAAACAATATATAATGATGAGAATGGAAGACCTATTTTAGAAAGGGCGGTCTTAGATAATGATGGGAAAGTAATTGATGAGAATGGTGTATGGGTATTAGAGGTACCGATGAACTTGGATTACGTTTATACCGATGAAAATGGTGAAAGAAAGTTAAGTGGGAATCCTGACATAGGGGTACCAACAAGAGGTAAGTATAGATTTAAAATAAAGTGGCAACAATCTCCTGAATTATCAGAACCAACTAAAAGAGCTTATTTTTTAGTTCCAAATATTAAAGAAAGAGGTTGGGCAAGTATTGATGCTGACCCACTAAATTTAAACACTACTACGATATTAATTCCTGATAATGCAGGTAGTGGAGTAGGACAGATTACTGCACAATTACCTGTAGGTGAAAATGAGTTTTTTAGAATAGTTAGGGTTCAAAATGTTATTGACTTATCAATTACTGACCCTGATGGTAACCCATATACTAGCCAAATTTTTAGAACACCTGGTATATTCACGTTTACCTTTTTTAGAGATGATATAGGTGCTCCATTTGTATTTGAATTAGAAAAGATTCCTGCCGCTAAATTTATGTTAGAAGGTTCTTATGCTTTTAGTTTTGATTGGAATGATTATGCGGTTCCTGAAGAAGCTATTAATTGTGAAGACACATTTTATGATATGTCGTATAATAAAGTTTATACGACAACTCAATTGATTGATAGATACCAAGGTACAAAATTTGCTTGGAATACATTAGGTATTAAAAAAATTACAGACTCAACATGTCAAGGTGATTTTAATACTTTTCCAACCAATGACGTTTTTTACAGAGTTGATTTTGTTTATTTAGTTGTATCGTTTTTTTTACTCATATTCAAATTTTTAGCAATTGTTATTTTATTTGTGTTACATGTTTTTTCATGGTTAATGATTACAGGTTTCCCTATATTATTTAGTATAATAGAGGGACTTATAGCTTATCTTGCAGTTCTATTTGTACTCCAATCAATTAATGCTTTTAATTCTGTTACAGGATATGGTGTAGGACTAACTGGACCTGTTGTCGTAGTTAATGTTGGTCAAATTTTTGCGGGTATAGGATACGCTGTAGCTGCGGGTGTGGCAATTGCTTTAGGAATTTATTTAGCAACTCTTTATGATGATTTCAGAGACGCTGGAAAAAAATTAAAAAACTTTACTTTACCTTTAGTATTATATACTGATGATGGGTGTGAAAAATGTAAATGTAATTCTTCAACAGGAATAGATAATGCAATTGATAGCACAATATCCGTGTCATTACAAGTTCAGGGTGACGCTCAAACGTCTTATTTGATAAATTCAACATCAACACCAACATATAATGGAATACCTCAAAATTCAATTAGTAATCTTTCTCAATTAATGACAGGTGCTGTTGATGGAATATTAACAAGAAGATTCCCTATAAATCCTTTAACAAGTGTTAATACAACAACTTATGAAGTTTATCCGCTATATCAATACTACACAACGACCGCACTTCCACCTTCCGAATTATATAATTTATTTAATACAAAATCCAAATATTTTAATAACGTCCCAAATTTTGGAAATGGGTCAGTAGACGGATGGAATCAAGTAAAAGTTAACTGGTTTCCTGAAATTAATACTTCACTAACCGATTATCACTTTGATAATATTATGGTTTTAGTGTTGGATAAAACAACACCTGAATATAACTCAGGTGATTTAATTGCTTTCCAAGACGTAACTTTAAGTGGTGATTTGAATAGAACAGTAACAACAGGAACAACTATTTTCCCTTCAGCATTAGAAGTTACATACGCTGACCCTAACTCTCCATTATCTGTAACTAATCTAACACAATATTATAACGTACCTATTCTATCATCTCAAACAAGTTTTAATACTACTACAAGTTTTGCTGCGGATGTTGAGTACTTCCAAGTAATAACAGGAATGACTATTGGTCAGTATGAAAGTTTGGCAAACCCATTTTCAAACATAATGAGTTTTGGTGTTAGATATCTACAAAGATTTACACCACCAGGACAAGAAAGTATTAAAAATGTTCAATTTGTTAAAATCATACCAAACATAGGTGTTATTGACCAAGGGTATAATACTTTAACAAATTATATTACTGACTATGATGACTATAAATTGTTATTCTTATTTAGAGGAGTTGATGCTCACTCACCAAGAATACCCCAAAAAGTAGATTTATCTAAACTATTTGGTTTTGGTAATTACAGTCAATTTTTTGATGACCCAACTTATGTTATTCAGGGTGAGTTTAAAATGAATTATCCAATAACGGGTACAATAAAAACTGATAAACATGATGATGTATTAGATAATACATCGTCCAACTTATTTAGACCAAGTTATACTTTCACATATTCTCAAAATGATTTCATAGATAATGGAACAACTAATCTTCCTTCTTACTATTCTTCCGTGGATTCTGATACATTCAATACTGATGGAACTTTAAATTGGAATGGTATTAATATTGACGGAAATATTTTTTGGCCTAATTTGAATGATTCAACTAACATAGTAGGTACGAGTATTGTTGAGAGTTTAAGTGTTTCTGATGGTCAAGTATTATCTGTATCATCCAATAACAATTGTAATGCAAATCCTACGTCATATATTGCTAACTCAATGACGAAAGTATTTATAAATTCTAATACTCAGATAACATCAGAGGGAGCACTTGTTTTATATGAACAACTAGCTGATAATAGATGTACTCAATATCGAAATGTGTTAGGTTATCAGGGTGATGAAATAGTTGATGGAGCGTCATTTATGAGAAGTAACTTCGCAGATATGGGACAAACTGTTAATCCTCCAATAGGTTCTAGTTATCCAATTTTAACAGATGGAACAGGTGCTAATGTTAATCTTTCTAATATTGACAAATATATTGGAAATCCTAAGTTTTTCTCGTTTCAGTATTCAACGGGTATGACACATAGTTTGAGTAATCGATTGAACATAGTATTCAGGTCGGATAGATTACCTACTTCAACAACTACTCAGTACTCAGGTCCAAACAGTTTTTTACTACATCAAAATTCACAATTTGCAATTCTAAAAGTTAGCGAAGAAGGTCAAGTATCAAATCCTATTGTTATTGATACTACACCCCAAAGTAATACTGAATCTTCACAAATTTTTATACCACCAAGTTATACTTTTATCCTTAACAGTGTTAGTGAATGTTTTTCGGCAGTACCACTATCTTGTTACGATGTTGGTTCTGATGGTATACCATTTATAAAATCTAATTGTGCTTCTGATTACATGGACCCATCAGATGACTACAAATATTTTTTACAAGGTTATGGTTGTTACAATTTTGTTTCAAGACCACTTAGAAATATTGGTCGAGATGTTAGAAATCTTGTTGAGTGGAATACACGTCTAAATTTGAACTTAGCTCTATGTTTTAATGTTGCGTCTCACAATTTTACAAACCAATATATTAATGGAACATTATATGCATATCCATTCCAAAACCAAAGAATTTTTGATTTGGATAATAATCCGTCAAGTGTTTATTGTACTGATTTAATTTATTTACACTCACCTACCAATAATTTTTACTATAGAAGTAGTCCTTATTCATTTGATATTAATGATATAAATGGAGGTGAATTTACAGGTAAGAAAAATGCAAAAGGTAATTCAACTAGTACAGGTAATAATAAATTTTTAGGAAGTCCAACAACAATTATGGATTTGGGACCAAAAGTTTCATTTATTCAGGAGATAGTTTATAATGATGATTATGATGGTTATATTGTCTCAAAAATTAAATCTACTTCTTTTCAGAATGTTACAGATATTTTAAATCTTTTTGTTTTAAGTAGGTTAATAAACACCAATTATAACCAATCATTAATTCCGGCAAGTGATGACCCAGATGAGGGGGATTTTGACCCGACGGTTAGAGCTCTATTCCAAAATAAAAGATGGAACAATAACGGAGCGACACCAATACCTGGTTATATTGATGGTGATTACTCTCAAATGATTGCAATTAATTCACAGTTTGGTATGCAAGAGTTTTCACCTGAATCTTATACAAATCAATCAGTTTATTTTGGGCCTTCAAATCAGTTCCCTGTTTTTGGTTTATTGTTAACTGGTTTTACACAAGACAGAGATTATTTAACTCCGAGAAGAACAATATGGAATCCAAACGCAACCGTTCCACTTCCGTCTAATTCACAAATTTTAGATTGTTGGTTTACAAATATAAAAACAAATTCTCAAAAGATTCCTTTTTATCAATGGTCTCTTAATTCAACGAATACAATAATTGGAAATCAAAATAACAATTATGATACTGACGACTCAATTTTCTTTTCTAACAAATATCAAACATTAGATAGATTAAATCCAAGTTCTAATTATTTCCAAGATGGTCAAGGTAACGCAAGTTTAATTCCTGGTACACAAATAAACTTTGATTCTAATGGAAACCCAACAGTAAATCCACCTCAAGGTCAATTCAATAAATTTTTAGTTGGGGCACCATTCTATTTTTATTTTGGTTTGATTAAAGGTTCAAGTGCTATGGATATATTCATAAAGAAATATGTAAATACTGATATTGATGTCTGATTTAGGTAACATAAAATATATTAAAGGTTCCCTAAGATTTAAGGGGGCGACTGATGAGAACATCGGTTTACCAATATCTTTGGAGAGAACCGACAAAGAGTTAGAAGAATACTCAAGAAATACAGATTTGAATTTGGCTTTGTTATTTGATAATGAAAGACAAAAATCTACGTTGTTTATTCCTACATGTAAATTTAATTTAATTTTTAAAAATTCATATCTTGGTACCGCAGGACTTTTAAATTCTAACGAAACATATCCTTACCCACCATTTAATAATAACCTTTATTATTCAAATGCTTTGGCGGATAAACAATCACAAATTAATTATAATTGTACCGAACCAATTGCTTGGCAAGGTTATCCTCAATATGACGAGTTTAAATTTATTAGAACAGATTATAACATTTCAGGATGGACAACAGGTGAAAACAAACATTTAAGTTTCCAACCTGACCAAAGTACATTTTATAATTGGTATTTTCATTTAACTTACGCTTTTAGTTCTACAACTGCCTCAACAATGCAATACCAAATTAATCAAGACCATTCTTTTACATGGGTTGCTGGCGATGGAATACCATTCATGATAAGTAAACTTATTGATGGTGATGGTAAACCAATTATTAGATTTACTTGTCCTATGTCTCATGGGTTGAATGTTGGTGAAAGTGTTGTAATAAACATTCAAAATGGAACATCTTGTGACGGTATAACAACATTTGAAGTTTATAGTTTAGGTAATGGTTATTTAGATTCTGAATTAAAGATTTTTAATGTCTATGATGTTGGGTATTCATGTGGAGTTTTATTTGATGGTAATGAAGGTACCTTTAAGAGAATTACTAATATTCTAAATACTGGTGAAACAACATCAAAATATTATGTAAGAATACACAAAATTTTAACCCCATATAATCAAGCGGTTGTTACCAATTCAGGTTTTGAGTTTAACGCTCTTAGGACAACAAGAAAATTTGAATCTAAATCATTACAACCACCATATTTTGGTAACAAGGGAAGAGTTTCAATTAAAGAAGATAGTCAATCTTATAATGTTTCTTTTCAGGAATATTTGGATATACAAGGTATGGTTGATAATCAACGAAGACCACTTACGGAAGTTTTTGTTACGGTAGTTAATAAAGGATATTTTGGATGGTTTAATAAACCTATTAAACCAAACCAACCCGCTTTAAAACAAGGATGGGAATTTAATTTAGGTCCTGAGTTAAATAACTGGTGGTTATCCCAAACTTCATTAACACAAATCCCAACAAATTTTTGGACAAATACTACTCCTTTTACAAATTATATTTCTGAGGGTAGCGACCCGATAATTTCAAACCTAAAGTTTTTTTATAATAGAGATTTACAAGTTGGGGATACAATACTTGGTGATTTTTGTGAATGGAATGATTTTGAACAAACAGAGAGAGTGATATCGGATTATTATCACAAATTAAAATTTAATTCTAATAACTTTTCAATAGGACCACGTGCGAATCAATTAGGTTATTATTATAAACCACACAATAAGTTAACTATGAAGGTTTACTCACCTTATGTGGAAGTAAGTAACGAAGGAAACCCTCAAAATTACAGAATTGAAAATTTCCCAAATTATGCTTATTTCTCGACAGCTGACCAAAATTTTAGGTGGAGAGACATATATCCTTATGGTTTTATAGATGAATCAAATATTGGTGTGGACTACACATTTATGAATGGTAGACATTATTTATATGAAAATTTCTTTTTTAAAATAATCCCTGAAGGTACAAATTCATTAAGTATAAGTACTTCAGTAAACGACCCAATAATTGACGGATGTGAATAAATATAAATTATTAAATAATAACAAAGATAAACACTTACAGGTGTCAATTCCTACTACTTGGGATTTTCTCAATCGTGGAGATTTAATAGACCAATATGAAACTATTGTTGCTGAAGAAATGGTTGGTAAACCACAAAATTTCGAAATGGCTAGATTTTCAAGAAAAAGATTATCAACTAGTAATGGGTATATTACTTCTGTGACACATAAATTTTTCTTTGCGGATTATACACAGAATACAACAACTCCATTAAATCTACCATCTACTTGGCAAAATAGTTATATTGGAGGTAATGAATTTACATCTGATGAATTATATAAAAATGTGAAATCCGTTCAAAAATCTTTTTTCAAGATAGACCTATACGATACAAAAGATGCAAAAAAACAAAAAAATTATTTAACTATTATTTTAAATACGACACAAGGATTACCTGACCAAATTGTTATAACCGATTCTGTTACGACATATGAGTGTAAAAAATATCAAATTCTAAGTAAGAATATAAGGGCAATTAGATTTAAAAATTGTTGTGGTACTACCGAATCAAAGGAATATGAGCCTGGAAATATTGACCCAAATACCGGATGGTTTTTGGCGACTTTTTGTCTACAAAACGGAGAGGATATTTTGGTAACATCAAATGCTAATGTGGTTTACGAAATAGACACTACCACTGGAACTAATTACTTTGAAGACACATTACAGGAATATACTTTAACTTATATCGAAGATTGTGCTTGTCTTAATCCTGATGGTACGGTATCTAATGTTAATACTACCGCACTTAGCACCGTTATTGAATCTGTAAGTCCAATTTTTATTTTAGACCATATAGGTTTAAAAGAATCATATTTTATCTATTGGTTTAAAGATTTTAACATTTTAAAACTCGATAAACTTTATATGAGAGTTAAATTCTTTAATGGTAAAACAGGAGAGTTTACAACTTTTACAACAAAAAAACAAACAGAGATTAATGTAAATAATCCATTTAGAGTTAATAACGATTATTTTTATCGTGAAGTAACTTTTGATTTTGTAAATTACTTATATGACATTACAAATTCAGGTACATCTGGGTCTGATGGGTCAAATGGTTCTTCTGGAGTGTCAGTCCAAAGTTTACCGGTATTGGAATGGTATGAATATATAAACCCACCACAAAATAATTCTTAATGGATACTATTAAAATAAAAATATCACCTGAATTTTTAAGTACTGATATTATTAGTGAAACTTATAGTGGTAATACTTTTGGTGTATACTCAGGTTTAAGTCAGATGTTAAGTGGTGGGACAAATGGTTCTTCATTATTTACAGGATTAACAATACCAATAGTTTTAACACAAGATTATCATGATATTGGTTATTACTCAGTTTTTGATGGTGATATCAGTCAACAAAATGTTAATGTTAATTTTATATTTAGTGCGACAACTGGGTCACCATGTACCTATTATGTTTATAACACCACAGAAAGTACAATTAATTATTTACAAGATTCAACATATCAAGTTGATTGGGGTGATGGTACACCAATTCAAAATATTACAAATTTTTCACCTGATTATATAAGTCACGTATATTCTCAGTGTGACGTAAACAACCCTCAAAATTATACAATAACCCTTACTCAGTTTAATAGTTTTGGTGTTCTAACGGTAGAAAAAACTATCGAGGTTCCATTCACTAATATTGATATATTAAATCCATTAGGTACGGTTACTTTTGTTTCTCAAGGAGGTAACTGGAGTACTGCTCCATCATCATATAACTTTACATGGACTGGTGATTCTAACCTTGATTTATACCAACAATCAACGCCAGCTTATGTATCAGTACCTTATGTTATTTCAGGTGCAACTGAATCAAGGATACGTGAATTAGCACTATATGGTTCAAACCCATATCAGATTGGTGTTGATATATCAATTCCAAACTGTTCAGGTTGTACAGGAACTGTTACAAATATACAGAATGGATATACCGCATACACAATTAATAATATTGATTACATAGATTTTTCAGGAGGTACTTCAGTATTTGTTGCATATTCTTCAGGATTAACTGAGTCAATGTTAGAGTATAGTGCGATTACAAAAAATGAGGTTTTAATGAATGTTATTGACGATTTCCAAATCGAAACTACTGTTTTGGTTGAGAGAGGGGTAAATAGTGGGTTAGAAAATTTTAGAAGAATTGGTGAAGTTAATACTGCACCGGCATTAGTTAGATACGGATATGGTTTTTTCAACGTGGTTAACAGTTAAAAAAAATCATTATTACTATTTATAAAAATAAACATAGATAAATAAAAATTTGTGGCTACAGGTAATTACGGAACAATAAGACTAGCGGATGTAAGTCCCGCTGATGTTGAAATAATAGTTCATTATACGGCATCGCGCGACCAAACAGAAGATTTTAATCTTTTTACGATACCTAATTCTAATCTTACACCATATTTTAATAACACAAATACTGGTGGAGATACTAACCAAATCTTAGGTGGTTTATATAATTTAAATTTACCTGCTAATCAGTTTAACAATTTGGGGATTTATACAATAATTTTAAGACCTACTCAAATTAATACAATTATTACTGATTGTGGTATTTTAAGTTCATTACCTAATGTTAAAGGTATTGTAATTGATTTATCAAATGTACCATCAGGTCAATTAACAAACTTTGCAAATCAAGGATTAGTTGGATTTAGGGTTGAATATTATGACCCGACGGACAATACAAAAATTCCTAATTTTTATAGAATTATTACTTCTAATTTTTATTGTGAACCTGTTACTCAAAACCTAACTAATACACAAGATAAATCTATTAGATACATTTATTCTCAAGGTTCGTCTAATTTAGTTTTTTGTACATTATCTCCATCATCGGCTCCAACAAATAGACCAAACGCAATTCCTAATATTGGACAACCAAACCAAGGTATTGTGATTACTAATACATTTTTTAATCCAATATCCATGGAAGTTGAAATTGTTGAACACGATATCTCAACATTAGCAATTGCTCTTTATGGTAACCAAACCAAATCTATTGATGATGGAATTTATACTATTTACGATACTTCTAATAACATCTACAAACAATATAACTTGTATGAAATTAGAGACCAATTAAATCAATTGTTATATGAGGTTAGACAAGATAGAGGAGATAATATTGATTTCACTAAAAACTTTGAAACAATTACAGCTTAATAATGGCAACATATAAATGTCCACCACAAGGGCCTACAGGGGCCAGTACGTTTTCTGACAATATTGTTGGATTACAACTTGTGCAAGGTGGGGGTTTAACTACCGCTACTTTTGATTGGACAACAACAGTTGTTGAAAAAGTTAATCGAAGTTTTGATATCGGGACATTTTCAAGTCCAATATCATTAGATAATTTAGGTATTGATTTAGAAAAATCATTTCAGGTTTTCCAAAACAATTTTAGAGTAATACCTAACTTTGATAGTACAAAAATTACTAATTTCACGGCCTACGGGTCTTTAACAAAAAGATTTGAATCATCAATAATTAATATTATTAATTATTTTCCCGCTTCTTTAGAAATAAATAATTTAAGAGAAGGATATGCCACAGGTAATACCGCTGAAAACATCACATTTTATTCAAATGAAAATGTTACAGAATTAGATTTACCAATAAGTGCGATGAGAAATCCCTTTGAAATTAATTTTACGGTAAATGCAACTAATGATATTAATAGTTTACCATTCTCAATTTCAAAATATAGAAATCTTAAAGAAACATATCCCGCATATGTTTTAATAGTAAATGGAAATCAATATACCGTATCTTATTTATTTCCTTCACAAAGTTTAACTGCTGGTACATTAACAATACAGGTTGATGGTAATCCGTTCTCAGGTAACTCAACGTCAATTGATACAATAGTTATTAGACCAAATGACGTTATTGTTAATGAGGTTTTTAATCTTAATTTGGATGAGGTTGATGAATTCCTTTTATATCGATACGTCACACCAATCTATACTGCTCAGTTTCAAATACCCACTGAGGCAGATAACGGAAATATTTTTACTAGATATGAAAATGTTACTTGGCCTTTAGATGGTTCTTGGAACTTAGATATACGAACTGAAAACTTTTCTGCCTATATTGAAAAGTTAAATACGATTGGTAATGAGTTTGATAGTCAACAAACCGATTTATTATCGAGATTTTATGTAACAGATGCTTTCCAAGAATTTGACACGGTTGATAGAAAAGTAGAAAAAACTTTAAAAATATACGGAAGGAGTTTTGACGAAAGTAAAAAATATATAGATGCTCTTTCATTCATGACTTCTGTTAATTACAATGTTGGAAATGATATTCCATCTAAGTTATTACCAAATTTGGCGGAAACGTTAGGATGGTCAACAAACATATCACCGATAACAAATGTTGATTATATTACTTCGGTCTATGGAACGACTCAAAATGCTTTTCCTGGGTATTCAACGAGTCAAACTATCGATGATTTAAATAGTCAATTTTACAGAAATTTAATTCTAAACTCAGCTTATTTGTATAAGTCAAAAGGTACTAGAAAGGCTATTGATTTTTTAATGAATTACATCGGAGCTCCTGAAGCACTAATAGAATTTAATGAGAATGTTTATGTTGCGGATAGTCCTATTAATATAGAAAGATTTAATGAGTTATTTGAACAAATTACGGGAGGGGTTTTTATTCCTGAGTCACCGGAATTAGACCCATTAAACACATATAGTTTCCAAGGTAACCCATTTACTGCTTATACTTCAACAACAACAATAGAAACGGTTACAACAACAATTGATGATTACCCAATTGATAGTGAGGGGTACCCAAGTCCAAGAGTTAACACGGAAAACATGTTTTTTCAAAAAGGTGAAGGATGGTTTGAACAAACACCTGACCATAGGTCTCCTGAAGAATTAATAATAACTACTAACTCTTATACTGGACAAAATTTAAATGTTCAAACACAATTAGAACCATTTACATATGGTCAAAAATATTTAGAAACTTTCAGAGATTTTCCGTTCTTAAATTACGGATTTTCACTTAAAAAAGTAAATGATAATAAAAAGAGTTGGAGTGATTCTCAACCACCATTAAGAAAAAATATTGATAATTTATTTGACGCTTATTATAATGTTAGTGATGATAGATTGGTGTTAAATGTTAAAAATGTTGATTTATTTTTAAATCCTGCTCAAGCTTTAACTTACGATGTTTGGTATCTATCAAATACTCAAAACTATCCAATACCTTTGACAGGATTGTCTAATCCATATCCACAAGTTGGTGGTATAGATTGGACATTTATTAATCCCCAACCACAATATGAAACTTTCTTTGAGTTTTACAAAACTTTTTGGAGTAACATGATTAATGTGAGAAATAGACAATTCTCCTCTGATGGTAAGACAAGTGGTTATCCAACACTCCAATCTTTATTTTGGAAATATTTAACTATGTATCAAGATGTTGGTATTGAAAATAGTAACTTTAATTATCAAAACATGATTGAATACATTAATGGTTTAGGTGATTCATGGATACGATTGGTTGAACAATTTATACCTGCGACGACTATTTGGAATACAGGTACTAAGTTCGAAAACTCTATTTTTCATAGACAAAAATTTGTATATAGAAGACAACGTACATGTCAGATTGTTTCTGAAGATACAGTTGGTCCTATTAGTACGGGTACGGTTGAAGGTACTTTAGGTGCTCCATCTATAACTTATCCAATTTTATTTGCCGACCAAGAAGCGGTTATAGAGGCGTATAATTTAACATTACAAGAATGGATTACAGAAAATGAATGTAACCCTAACCCAAATAATGTAAGTGTTTATTTCGGATTTTCATTTAATATTAATGGAGTGAATTTTGTTTATCAAGGAGACCCTACAAATTACTTTAACGGGGCAACTATTACAAATCCTGAATGGCAACAAATTGTTATTGATGGTTTTACTGTTATACAATCTCAGTTGTTTAATGAGGGTATTTTAGCAACTTATACTTTAGAGAATGATATGCTTTATTACATATTAGAATCTAACAATGTTGCTTTCTTTGAAACAGCACCTACGTCTACAGACATAAACATTATAGTTAACTTAACAACAAGCTGTATATAACATGTCATTTTTTTACAACATATCAGTCGATGGAGATTGTACAAATAGTAATTTAGGTAGTTTCAATATTAATTTTACAAGTGGAAATACCCCTTATATTGTTAATTGGTTGAATCCATTATACGCTTCGGCATCAACAACTGGTTATTATTCACTTACAGGATTAAGTGCTGGTACATATCAATTTTATGTTAATGACTCATCAGTACCAAATAATCAATCTTCAGGAGTAATACAAGTTTATATTACTTCGGCGAGTACGTTGTTTATTGAGAATGTGACAAATACTTCCTGTGGACTTTCCAATGGAACGATAACGGTTAACACCTACACTAACTATGGGTCAAATGAAATTACGTTATTTAAAGATAATCTACAGTACACTTCGTCAACTGTAAATTACGCTAATCAATATACTTTTATAAACTTACCTGAAGGTGTTTACTATGCGACTTGTACTAACTATGGAGGTTGTTTTGGACAATCTGAAAATGTAGTGTTGTATAATACAAGTTCTATGGACTTTGGATTTTATGTTGTTGATAATCCTGCTTGTTCACTAACTGCGGGTAAAATATTTGTTACAGGTGTAACAGGAATACCACCATATACTTACGTTTGGTCATCTAATATAAGTGGTTCACCAACTACATCATCAGTTACAGGTTTAACTTCAGGTAACTATTATTGTACAGTTACTGATTCACAAGGATGTTCTTTAACTAAAACGGTTACCGTTAATGATGCTAGTCCAATTGGGTTAATAACTTATACTTTAGTTCAACCGTCATGTTCAGGTGCTACAGGTTCATTGACTTTTTATATATCGGGTGGGACAGGTCCGTATTTTTATCTTTTGAGTAATGGAGATACGTTGGTTAGTTATGACCAATCTTTAACATTTAGTGGGTTATCTGCGGGTAACTATACACTCGATGTGACAGACGCTGCGTTATGTACCGCATCATTTGAGGCTTCATTACAAGTACCTGGTACATTCTATGTTGTCTCACAAGAAATTATTGACTCAGGATGTAACAACACATCAGGAAGTTATACTATTCAATTACAAGGTGGTACTACACCTTATTATTATACATTTACAAACAACAGTGGTTACACACTTATTAATTCTGTAAGTACACCAACTCAAACATTTGGTAATTTAGGTGTGGGTAATTATTCAGTTACAATTAGTGACGCATCTTCAGGATGTTCATTTACTGAAAACTTCTCAATAACATCAACACCTTCATTTACGGTTGAACTTACCGCTAGTACTACAACATGTAGTTATAATGGAGGTAGTGTGTATGTAGAAGTTACACCAATTACAACAGGTTTGACATACACGTATTCAATATCAAATGGGTTTACTTCAATTCAAACATCATCAACGTCTTACACATTTACTAATTTAACAGCTGGTAACTATAATATAATTGTAACAGACTCAAACTATTGTAGTCAATTATACAGTGTAACTATTGAGTATGACCAACCAATTAACGTATTACTTTATAGTACAAGTTGTGGTAATGGAAGTGGTGGAACTATAAGCGCTATGGTTAATTACACAGAATTTCCTGTAGATTTAATTTGGAGTAGTAATGTTAATGGACAAACAGGTGTTTATTTAACAGGGTTAACCGCTGGAACTTATACTTTAACAGTAAGTGCGGCTACAGGATGTATGGTAAGTAAAAGTAAAACTATCAGTTGTAATCCTTTAATTTCATTTAGTAGAACTCAACCTGTTAAAACATCAATACCAACTTATCTACCGAGTAAAATTTATGACTTTACTAATATGTTATGTACAGGTTACGCTGATTTAGTAAGTGGTCACCAAGATTGTAAATTAAATTATGCAAGATTTTTCTGTGAAATAGAACTTGCTGGTGTAACGTATTCAGGTTCTTTTTATACATCTAAAGTTTTAACATCGGTTCCATCGTTAAGTGTTTTTGGTTCAAGTTTGACAACACTTTTATCTACGATACCTGATTTAAGTTATTATGAAGTTAATTTGGATACTAATACTATAATTGTAGAATCTGCAGTTGTTGGTGGAGTTGAAGTTTACAAGGATGAATTGTTAACTATAAATGTTAGAATTTATTATTCAATTTCTTGTAGAACTTAAAGTTCTGTCAAAGGTATTTATCATTAATGAGTTTAATTACTATTGATAGTATTGCTGGGACACCCCCTTATCAAATCTATATTTGTGATATTTTTGAAATCAATTGTGTTTTCATTACAACGTATTTTGACTATGTACCACCATCCTTGACTTTTTCGGTTCCGAGTGGTTATACATATGCCCCAATACTCCTAATTAAAATTATTGATTCTACGGGTTGTGTTTATACCCAAAATTATACTTGTACCACACCAACCCCAACACCATCGGTTACTCCAACCATTCCTCCAACACCTTCAGTTACTCCAACAATTAGTGTCACACCAAGTATTACACCGACTAACACGGTTACTCCAAGTATCACCCCAACAAATACTGTTACTCCGAGTATTACTCCGACTAATACAGTTACACCTACAAATACAATTACACCTACACCGACATCTACATCTGAAGCACCAATTTACGCTTATTTATTTATTGAACCATATTCAGGTTCAAGTTCGATTGGTTCATATATGAATTCTGTTGGGTCAAGTTTTTACGGATTTACAAATACAAGTTCACCAAGTACTTCATCAACAACGTTTAATTTTGATATGAACAAGTACACTGATTTTTCAGGATGGACTACAGGATTGTTTCCTACAATTGTTAAACAAACAGTTCCATTTACATCAAGTACTTTAGACATCTATGGTAATCCAATTATTGCTTACAACTTTACCACTACCAAAATTAGTGAAAATACTGTAGGTTCAAAATCTTGGTACACTTGGATAATACCTACCTATTTAACAAATTACAAATATCAAACGGAAATTGATTTAGGGGTTGTTAATCCAAATGTCTTCACAAGTGTTAAGATGGAACCGACAATTTATGGTAATACATTTACTTATACTGGTAGTACAATTGCTAGAACAACGTATAGGGTTTATACAACATACCCATCAACTTCGTTTGAGATAGTCT